AAGGATGCATGCGGGTTGATTTGATACGTCGTTACCCAAACAATCGGTCCACGTAATCAAATCGTCTTGAGTAGACCCCACAAAAAGAGGTTCTCTTATCACTCGCGTAATTTTTGTCTGTTGTTCATCAAGTGTGTATGCGCCCAGTGAGTATAGAAGGTAAGGTCTTTTATCTAATTCGTACACCATATACTTCCAATGAAAAAACACGAGCCATTCATCACCGACAGCAATAGGCGCCGTGGAGTTAAATGTTTGGTGATCACCTGTTAGTTTTTTTAAACAAGATGAATCAATTGTGACGTCAGCTTTGCCTGGTGATTTTATGGATAAAGGAACCGTCGAGTACAGGAGTTTGAGTTGGTCTTTGTCTGTGTAGAAGCACCAATTTTTTTCTGACCCTCCTTCTTGCAGATTGGTTCCTATATCAGGGAATACACAGTCGACTAAAGCACCAAATTTACTTACGGTACCAACACAAATTTTGGGTGTTTTTATAAGTTTATGTTTAGTCGTATCCCATTTAGTGGCATACGTGCTTGTGACAAATTGACACTGTAAATTGTCGTCAGGGCTAATAAACAATCGGGGATCTTCGTAGCTAAGTCTGTGCTTGCTAGGTTTTAAGTTACGTGCTGCGACGATTGACTCATCGTTAAAAAGCTCACCGATATATAAGTCTGTGGGCGTGTTGTTGTAGTAGAAATATTTATTATCGTGTCTGAAAATAAAAGGCTCAGGTTGTGATCGCCACGCGATTAACGTTGAATTTCTGTGTTTTAAAATGCACGGGCTGAAGTTTGCTACGTTTGTTTCAGGTAAACCATCGATTATTCGGGTAAATGTTCCTCCTATGCTTTTGGCCTGTTGGTAGACGGAAGGGTATCCAGTTTTTGTAGGGATTAAAACTGGCCTTACCGCACGGTTGTGGTACGTACGATAGCGATGGAATTGTAGGCTCATTTCGACATCTCCTCCATAGCCTTTTCAAAACCTTCGGCAATCTTATCCCATCGGTACGACGGGTTGGTTGTAACCTCGTAACAGTCATTCGCTACTTTCTCGGTCAGCTCTTTATCTTCATATAAGCTGGTCATCTTGTTTGCCATATCCTTAATATCAACAATACCCCGTTCCACTCCTAAATCTTTATCGTATATCCAAGCTGCTACATCAGCCAGTAACGCTTTGTTTTTCCACACCTCTGCAAACGACGTGTGGTTGGGCAACACCTGCGGTTTCTTACAAGCCGCATGTTCGAAAGAAACTAGACCCCAACCCTCCCCGTTAGCTGTGTTAACCCCAACATCGGATGCGTTGTATATCAAATTAAGAAGTTCATCAGCAGGAGCATTGCAGTAATCGATATTTGTGGTAGTCATTAATAATCGTTGTTCAGATTTAAGCCCTCGACGTTTCATCTCCGTCTCAAAGATAGCTCGGATATCCCATCCAAGATCTTTTTCACTCATGTGCAGGTAGAGCATAGTGTCGTCTTTATTTACTGCAAATTCCGCAAACGCTTTTATCGTCAGATCAATTTGTTTGCGTGGTTGATTTCTATTTGCATTTAGAACAATGTACTTATCTTCTGGTATCTGAAGTTGCTTACGAGCTTCTAGCTTATCTAGTGGGAAGAATTTACTTGTCTCTACCCCATGAGGTATTACCCCTAGTAATTTAGGTTTTACTCCTAATTGCATTACTCGCTGAGCTTGTTCGATCGTAAACGTGATTGCAAAGTCCCAGTCCTTCACAAACCGCATATGACTCTCAATGTACCACTGTGAGTCTAGTGGGAAGTAAGCAATAAATTTAAATTTATACTGATCTTTAAGTAGATGAACACGTTCCCAAACTTGATTTACTACCCAGATATCATTTAGACAGATTATAAAGTCGGGTTTTTCTGTGTCGACAATTTCAGGTAGACGTCCAATACCAAATCGATCCTGAGGATTTTTAGCTGCTGCTGGATAAACTTTAAAAGGCAGATCATGCGGATCACCTGAGTAGTTTATTCCTACAACTACAATCTCATGGTTCTTTTGGAGGTACTCTAAGATACTGTGTGTAACTCTACCAAACCCAGTATTTGAGAGGATATCTCCGTACCACAGAATTTTTGCCATTTGGGGTTAGAATCTTGCTATCAGTATACAGACAGTATTACCTTTTATGCCTAGTCGTGAAACTTTTGCTTACCGCCGCGCTCTACAAATGAGGGCGGCTAAAGCGTTTGACAGTGATGCTCCAGTTTTAGATACTATATTCACAAGGGCGGCTAGTGATTTCCAAACGTTTTGTACGTTGCTTGATAAGCCACCAGCAAGGCATATGTTGGAGTGGTACAAACATTTGATAACAGGAGATAGCAATAAGTATCTACTAGATATAGCAGGACCAAACCTTGACATACTAAGTCCTAGAGGTTCAGCGAAGAGCACTGTGATGAACATGTTTACCGCGTGGTGCATAGGTCGCCACACAGCCGCTAAAATGCCCCTACAAATTATCTATATCTCGTACAACATTAATACCGCTATACCGAAAAGTAGAATCATTAAACAGATAGTTGATTCGACCGAATTTAAAAAAATATTTCCCACTTGTCGGCTTAAACCGGGAATGCAGAGTGATGTAGGTTGGTCGATTGATTTTGACTACGCAGGCATATCTCGAGTTGGTGACGAAGAATTTACTCTTCGCGCTGCTGGTCTCAGAGGATCCATTACATCTAAACGAGCCCATTTATGCCTCGTGGATGACCCAGTTAAAAGTTCTGCAGATATACGCAACCCGACAATCCGTGAGGAGATGAATAATAATTGGTCGTCGGTTATTGCACCTATTATTTTTGAGGGTGGTCGAGCCATCTGTTTAGGTACCCGATTCCACCCATTAGATATTCACAAAACAATGTTTGTACCTGAACGAGGTTGGAAACAGGTTACCCAAGAAGCATTGACGTACGACAACGATAGTAATCCTGAAAGTTATTGGCCCGAACAGTGGAGTGTTGATTATTTACTAGGTCAAAAAGAGCTTGATCCTGTTGCTTTCGCTTATCAGTATCAGCAGCAACCGGTAATGACCTCTGATTTAATTCTCTCGCCTGATCTACTTGTAAAAGGAGATGTTGTAACAGAATTTGATTCGCTAGCAGTCGGTGTGGATTTATCAGCTAGCCGTAGTGAAACTTCAGACTATACTGCGATGGTCTTGGGTGGTAGGGTAAAGGATAAGTACTATATTATTGACGCGCATCAGGTTCGCTCTATAGGTAATCTTGAGAAGATTGATTTACTTTGTAAGATGCTCGTTGAGTGGGGGATCTTGGTAGAGAACGCAGCGGGTGAGTTGTTCCCGACATATTCCACGTGCACGTTAGTCGTGGAAGCTGTTGCGTATCAAGCATCGTTAGCGGCTGATCTTCGAAGAATTTTGTTGAATGATAAGGGACTTAGTAACATTCATATCCACGAGGTAAATGGGTTCAGAGGCGACAAAGTCTCTAGATTCAGGGGGACACTGGGTCTGCTGGAAAATAAAAAAGTAATTTTTAATCGGTACCGTAAATTTGATCTATTATTCGACCAGTTAATCAACATTGGAGCTACTTCGCACGATGACTTACTTGATGCATACACGCATTTAATCTGTTTTCTGCAACGCCGAGGTGGTTTCGAAATGGAGTATTGATGATTTCCGATAACGAACCAATACTTACTAACTACTTTATCGCCGTAACAGCGCACAATCCTTTAGAGCGATTTGACGTTCTTTTAAAAACTTTAAAAGGCTACATAACTCTTCCAGGTGTTAAAGACTTTTATATTTTTATTGACTTCGAACATAAACAAGACAAACAAGCTGTCTTGGACTTGTTACAACCTAATTTAGGTCCCTGTAATTTAAATATTATCGTAGCGGAATCTGAGTACGTAGGTTTCAGCCTTACTTGGGCGCATAAACATCTTTTAAAACAAGTTGTTCAGAATAAAACTTACGATTTTTATGTATATACAGAGAATGATATGTTATTTACACGTGAAAACTTTGACTATTGGCTTGCTTGGAAAGATAAACTTAAACTTTTAAATCTCGAACCAGGTTTTTGCCGGGTAGAACGCAGAGATAGTTTACTTATTCCTTTTGATAACCACAGAATCTGGGATTTAAACGGACCCACTAAAGCGGTGTGGGGAGATCGCCCCTATAACGTGCAAACTTTTATGACTCCTTGTGATGATTTTATTTGTTTTGCGTCCCTTGGTAATCCTTATATGGGAATGATGATACTGGACTCTGAAATGGCTGAGAAGTATGTCGTGTCTGAGAGCTGTGATCCCATAAGAAGTTTTGATTTAACGAAATTTCGTTGTTGGCCGATAGCTGACAGAAGTTCTTTAGGTCTTGCTTTTGAATCTCTTAGCACCGATCAAGAACACCGCCGAGTGGTGCCGTTAATTCGTGATGGAGATAAGCTTCGTATTGCTCCCTGCGGATTACTGGAACACTTAGACAACAAGTACAGTAACGTTTTATTAAAAAATCAAAACACATGCTTAGACATAACCACTATGTTTAAGTGCTAATAGGCTAGTTCTCATGTCAGATTTTTGGGATTTAAAGGGTGACGTTGTTGATTTCGGGTGCGGGACAGTTGACGTCGTTAATAAACCGGCACACTATAACCAGGGCTCTGTCGAGTGTATCGATGCTTTAAAATCTGCACTTGGGCATGAAGGCTTTAAATCATATTGCCGGGGAGCGTGTTTGAAGTATTTATGGAGGACAGAGCATAAAAATGGAGTAGAGGATTTAAAGAAATGTGAGTGGTATTTAAAACGTTTAATACAAATTTGCGAGGAATGCGGTTAAAATTAAAAAAAATCTGTCTTATGGATATTCGCGCTTTTGGTTCGTATTATGGACAGTCAGCAACACTACCGTATGGCAGTGGTTTCCACATAGTAACTTCGGGCAATATGGCTCGGGTGAATTTCCCTGCCTGCCGAGGTATCTTGGTCGAGCACATTACCGGTGGGAGCGCTTCTAAAGTAACTCTCGTGCTTACTGATTCTCAGGGCCAACTTTCACGTTTTGAACAGATCACGAGTACTACTTTGTTGCCTCTTAGCTGCACTGCTGTAGTGTCTGGTACCTCATCTCATTGTACCGCTCTATACTAATGAACACTCATAACGCTAATGCTTATGGTTTTGCTCAAGCTTATCAGATGCAGACTGCGGCAGCTGAGGCTCAACGACGAGCTAACCAATCAGCGGATACGGTATTCGAAGACATGTCCGCTCAGGATCAGACTGCATTAAAAGGACAACCTCAAGCTCCTGTAGCACCTACTGATTATTCGAGTGGAGGAGGTCAAGATGGGTTTGACCCCGCCATGGATACAGATGTAAGTATTTTGACAAGGGCTAAACGCAGAGCAGCCAAATATATTCAACAGGTTTAAGCTACTATGGTGACACTCGCGTCAACCTTGTATGCTTGTCGATTGCTTTCCTTACTTTAACGAGAAAGAACTTCTAGAGCTCCGCATCAGAACTCTTGAAGATTACGTTGACGGGTTCTTAATAACAGATGCCAACAGAACACACCGTGGTGATGAGAAACCTTTTACCTGCGTAGATACTCTTAAAGAACTAGGTATCGACGACAGTAAAGTACAGGTTTTACACGTTGAGCTGCCTTCTATTGAAGAAGCACCAGATCCGTGGTTACGTGAGCGAGCACAACGGGATGCTTTAGGTGTTGGGCTTCACATGCTTTCGGATGATACGTTATTCATTTGTTCAGATTGTGATGAACTGGTGAATCCCCTTGCGTTAGATAAACTAAAAGCCGCAGCTGAAACTTCAGATCAAATAGTACGGGCTAGTATGTCTATGCACTATGGTCGCGCTGATCGGCAGTTAGTAACTCCTGATGGTGTACTGCACGAGTGGCAACGAGCTTTTGTTTCTACGGTTGGTTTTTTAAGAAAACAAAGCACACTCTCCGTAATGAGGGAAAGCCAAGATAATTTGTATTTGGGTGAACGAGATTTTGGTTGGCACTTAAGTTGGATGGGTGACGGTGCACGACGAAAAAACAAACTCCGCTCTATTGCTGAATACTATATGTGGGACACACCAGATGTACAACGTAGATGTGAGATGTTTGAACCTCAAGAAGGAAGTCTTGACATGTTGGGGCGTGACGATCACTTAATTACCACTTATCCTTTAAGCGCTCTGCCTTCAAAGCTATTCGAATTAGAGCGCGTCAAAACCTACCTCCTTCCTGAAAATGTTAATTGATTGTTTCCCTTATTTTAATGAACGCGAATTACTTGAATTACGTGTCTCCTTATTAAAAGATCATGTGGATGGTTTTTTAATCGCAGATGCGGATCGGACTCATCGAGGGGAACCAAAGGCTTTTACTTGTGCCGAGACAATTAAAGAATTGGGTCTACCCGATGAACTGATCGAAGTTATCCACGTCAAACTTCCAACTGTTGACGAAGAACCAGATCACTGGGTTCGTGAGCGTGGTCAACGTGACGCTCTTGGGATTTATCTCTCAGAGATGCCAAAAAATGCTGTTTTTATCTGTTCTGACTGTGACGAACTTCCTAACCCAGCAAAATTTGAACAGATAAAATCTGAACTTGAGGCAAATCCCGACGCAATTTTAGGTTTGGATATGTCTATGCACTATGGACGAGCGGACTTACAGCTTTGCACTCCTCTTGGTGAGCTTTTTCACTGGCATTGTGCGACTATTTGCACTGCAGGAAAACTTGCTTCACTAGGATCCATAACTAACGTTCGTCGCCAAACGACACGTAAGGTAATAGGAGATCGTGATGCTGGGTGGCATTTAAGTTGGATGGGTGATTCTGAAAGGAGACTCAAAAAACTTAAATCCTATGCGCATTGGGAAACTGATATGCCTACTGTTGTTGAGACTTGTAAGACGTTTGAGGCGGTAGCTGGCAGCATAGATATGCTGGGTCGAGAAGATCACATGCTTACTGCATTTCCAATGGAAGATTTACCGCTAGAAGCGGCTACACTAGAAAGAGTCAAAAAGTATCTCCTTCCCCATGGCTGATAAGATGCCTGCTGAACTCCTTAAAAAGTTTGAGGAGCAACGTCAAAAAAAGGAGGCTTCTGGTGATGATGCCCCTCGTGGTAAAGGTGATTCCCGTAAACGGGCATTAGCAAAAGCTCGCAAGGCAAAACAAATGGCCGCCAACAAATAGATTTAAATTTTTTGTCTTTAACTTGAATGTCCACTGAGACTAGAAAGCGATTTAACGAGATCCTGGAAGCCTCGCGTACCCAGGATCGGAGCAACCAATCGGCCACGATGGTTGTTCTGAGTCACCTACAGCAGATGACTCTTCTTATGATTAAGAAGGGTGTTACGTTTTATTGTGATCAGGATACGTATAAAAGTCGTTCACGATTTTTAGACGATGTTATAAAGCTTAATAAGATTGATATTAGATTCCCGTCTATTATCCGGAATTTTTTAATTGATGGTTGCGGTCTATTTTACTTCCGACCTGATCCCAAATTAAAGTACCAGATTTACTTTTTCAATAAAAATCAGTACCGTGTTTACCATAATGTGAATGGTGAAGTTGATGAAGTCATTATTATCTATAGCTACAAAGTTAAAAACGCTAACTTAGGTCTACCAAGCACGTCAGCCGGTCAAAATAAACGTTATGTACGTCTCTCTATAACAGCAGACGAGATTAGTGAGGTTGAGACTGATAGCGAGCTAAGTTTTGACCTGGAACCTGGCGCAATATTGACACCAGGCAAGAAACGGCCTAACACACTTGGATTTATCCCTGCCGTTGAAGTTTTAAATAAACCAAATTCAAGTGGAACTGAGGGTGAAGGAGAGTTTGATCCTTTTATGGAGCAAATTGTGCTTCATGATCAACTTTCAAGGAATATTGCTAAAAATATTGAATTTTTTGGTAATCCAACGTTAATTAGTTCCCGTCCTCGTAGTGATCTTGTCGAAGCTGGAGATAGTCAGTCCACGTTTAGACCAACTATCAGTAGCCAGAGTGGTTTTGCTGGAATTGATAGTCCTTCGACTCGTGTAAGTGAACCTTTTGGCGCTTCGATGGGTGGTGGGCTACGTGTACCACGGATTATTGCGAACGTAGAGCCTTCTGACCGTGTGGGCTATATGACGCCCGACCCCGTGAACGGGGATATGAATAGATACCTTTTGTTACTGCGGGAAGAAATCCGTACGGCACTTGGTGGTGTTGATGAAATTTCAATTTCCGCTGGTGCTACTGCAACCGAAATTAAAGGTTTAATGGGTCGGGCCCAAGCCACGGCGTTAAGAAAAAATAAATCATTTCTTGTTTACGGCTTTAATCGTCTCCTGGAGATGATGGTTTATCACCAAGAATTAATTTTTAGAGAGTCTTTTATTGCGGCTTCTGGTTTAAAAGAACCTAAGCCTCCTGCCGACCAGGAAGCTGAAACTGTTGAAAAGTACCAAGGTGCAACATTTAAGTTCGAATCAAAATTAGACCAGGTGATGCGTGCAGCTTTGTCTGAGAATAAAGTGCCACGTGGAGTTATAGGGTTACCTGAAGATGGGGATCGTACAGTTACTTACAGGTATCAAGGTGATGTATATGAGGACACTGCATACGATGTTAACCAAAAATCAATTGTTGTTCGCAACTTACAAGAGCTTGGTGTTGATAGCATAGAAGCTCTAAAGTTCTTATTTCCGGAGAAGACTGATTCTGAGCGAGCCGAAATGTTGAAAGGATTTCCTTTCCGAATGGTTCAACAAACTCAGTCTGCTATGCAACAATTTCTGGTATTATTACAACAGATGTTGCAGTCTCCTCATCCGCTTGCGCCTAACCAGCCACTTGCGTCTGATCCGAGACTTAATATCACTCCGCTAATTTACAGAACTTTCGACCATCTCGCGGAAGAACTAACCTATTCGGGTAGCTATGAGCCAGCAGATCCAAGCTTCGACCCCGAGCCCGGTCTCCCAGGCAATAGCCTCGGACCAGGGCTCAACCGCCTACCCCCAGTGGGTAGCCCAAGCCTCTACCCCGGTGGTAGCTTCGGCAGCTACAGTCCAACAGCCGTCGCCGGGAATACCGGTTACGGGCCTTACTACCAACAGCCAGTTCAACCAGTTAACGTCTCAGTCTTCCCCCAACAATCCGTGGGAAGCAGCGATGGGTTCGCTGGAGCGGGTGCTTACTCAGATCAACTCGCCGTCGTCCCCCAGCCAGGCTCAACCGTCGCCTTACCTGGCGGCTCAGCAGCAGGCTACTCAACAGAGCAATCTGAGTTCACAGGTCCAACCTTGGGCTTACCAGGCACAGCAGGTAGCGCAGACCTTACCTACCAACGTCTCACAAACCCAGAGTTCCTCGCCGACTTCTACGGGCCAGTCAAACGGCCTACACGGTCTAAGCCCCGCAACTCACGCCGTAGTTAATCACTTCGGTATTGAGGCGCCTGGGATTCTCAATCAGTACTCATGTGCTCTTGAGGATATGCTGATGGACCAAGCTGGTCGCATGGACAACCTCACATTGCGTCACAACGCTATGGAGGTCATCCTGACCGATCCAGATCACCTAGCTAACTACACCGATCGCTTCTTTACCGAAGTTGTCCCCGTGGACATTGACTCTCCTAATCAGGGTCAAGTAGCTCCACAGGCTTATCAGCCTCGCTATGACATGCCTGCTCCCCCTGCTAACGCTGGTGGCTCTGCTCAGGGAGTTGTCCCTCAGCAACAGTGGGAAACGTTTGGTGATGTTATGAATCGTAGCCCTGAGAACGCTTGGCGTTATCTCAACCAGATGGGTCCTGAAGCTTTGCGTAGCAAACTTCTGTTTATGGACGCGGCTTAAAATAACGTTAGATACTGAAATTGCCTCCCTTGGAAACAGGGGAGCTTTTTTTTGCTAATGTAACTACACCAGCTAATTAATTATGAGAGCTCTCGGAACCTTGCGTCGTAAACCTAGTCTCGAGACAGAAGTTAAGGAAGTCATAGTGACTCAACCTTCTATAACCGGAGCTGTAGCTCTGATTCCAGGTGAGGATCAAGAAGAACTATCTTCTGATTTTGATACGTCGGTTGAGTTGACCTGAAGTTTGGCTATTTTCTTTTGAAGCATGTACTCGAAGTATTTTTCGGCTGCATTTAATATACGAATGCCTGCGTAGCCGCATACAAATGAAGCAGCAATTGCTTCACTTTTGGTTAGTTTAAATCTCTCGTGGAAAACAGGACTAATGAACGTGGCTAAAAATAAACCCACAACAGTTGTTTTTACAAGATAAGCAAACAACTTTGACCTCTTCTGTGGGTGAACTAAAGAGTCTGTTATTGACCCTGAAAAACAGGCTATAGAAGCTTCCGGGTCTTCAAAAAAAATTGTTATAACTCTTTCGACCTGTACCATTGTCTTAAATAACTTCTTACGGAATTCTAGAGGAGTAGAATTAAGATATACGCTATAACCCTCGTGACTTACACTCCTTTAACAAACTGGAAGTACGACAAAAGTCTTTACCATCCGATACAGTCTGGCCCTCAACGCACAGGGGATAACCAGAACTTAACTAACACGTATAAACTCGTTTCTAGCGGTTATATTCTTCCTAACGGAGTTCAGCAAAATTGGTTTGGTGTTAATTTTGAGGGTGCAGATTTTGGCCGCATTCCTGTAGGACCTGTAAACATTAGTGGCTACTTAAATACGGAGTGGCGAGCCGTACCTCCTGCTGTCTCTGGCTACTGGACAAATTACGAAAACTCGTTGCCACACGCTTCAGGGTTACTTGATACTTACGTAGGGTTTCGGGCGCAAGGACGATACAGTGTTGCCGGTCGAAATGTTCAAACTGCTCTTGGGCCTCAACCTGGCTTAAGAGACTTTGGCGCCTATACCTGGTTTGGGGCAGGCGTTCCCGATAACCAAGCTTATTCTCCTTTCAATACACCAAGTAGCAATGAACCTTACAGATACGACGCTGACTTAGGTGAGTTTGTAGGAGAAGGAATCACAGGTGGTCCGGGTACTTATCAGCGTGTACGGTACCCAGCACTTACCAACCCCACTAATGACGATTCAGGTTCTCGTGCCGCGTGGGTTTATAGTCCCCCTGTATATTGTCAAGTTTTTACTGAGGCCAGTCGAAGTAATTTACCTGGTCAAATGGGTGTAGTTGTTCGCTCTCAGTATCGGGGTAAATCTACGCGATATGTGCCAAATTATGGGTCAGTGTATGGTGTGCTGGGTGAAGGCATTCGTAACACAATCAGAAAAATTGGTTAACCACTAAAACTGCGACAAGTTTTCTGTCCTATTAATACAATATGGAGTTAATATTGATCTTGTAGTTTCTTCGAGAATTTATCGATGTTCATCGATAATGATTTTCCGAAGATTCTTGGTGCCGAGCTGTACCGTCCTCACCCTGCATACATCGTTGAGATGGCTGCGGAACCAGTGGTGGTACATGACTTCAGTAAGCAGCCAGGACAGACTGTGCAGCTTGACCGTTACCGCTTCTTCGGTAACCCCGGCTCCAAAGAATCTCGCGAGCGCACTGCCGAACAGACCATCGGTACTGCAAACAGTCGCAACATTGTAAAGGACAAGGTGCAGGTGACTCTGAAGGAGTACACCGGACCCGCCGATCCTGGTGATCCAACTCAGCCAAGCACTTTCAAAATTGCTCGCGAGACTCTGATCACTGCCCAGCGTCTTTTACTAGACACAGGCAACCTCACAACCTTTCACCAATCTATTGGTAGCCTGACCCTGCTCGACGATTATCGTCGTTGGCGCGATCGGGTGTTCATTAACGAACTCCTGAAAGCTGTTTCTAAAGGTCAGTCTTCTGATTCGTCCGGCGGTTACTATTTCCCTGGCGATCTGACTGTTGGTGGTCTTACCTACACCAACGCCGAACAAGCCAAGTTCGACATTAAGGATGACCTATTGCGCGTGGTGAAGAGCCTGCGTAAGAGGAACACTCCTACTTTCCAAGATGGTTTCTATCGCTGTGTTTGCGATCCTACCTTCTTGATGCACCTACGTCAGAACAGTGACTTCCGTGAAGTTGCTCGTTACCCTGGCAATGGTCAAATCAACCCACTTATGTCTGGCATGCAGCCTAACGCTGCGCTTTACATGGGTCAGGGCTTTGGTCAAGCCACTTTCGTGGCTGGCGAACCAATTATGCCCACAGGATTTGTGTTTGAGGGTGTGCGCTTTTTCGAAAGCACCAACATGCCTACACAGACACAAAGTGCGACAATCGCAAGCGTCACTAAAGCGTATAACTCTGCAATTGGCATCTTCTTCGGACCTCAATCCTCAGGAGTTGGCATTGGCGGTAACAACGCCCAAGTGTTGCTGAACAACAATGATGACTTCAGTCGTTTCATCATGATGATTTGGAGC